TCGGTTTCTGCTATTGCTGTCCCATCGGAACAATCAACAACAGTACCAGAGTTAGATAAAACAAGACACAAATTAGCAGTTGGTGTGTTTGTATCATTAACTATGATTACATCACGAACCCCTAGCATATTTGCTGCACTGTTAAAATAACCTGATGCTCTAACAGTAGCAATGGCATCGGCTGAACGATACATCCATAAACTTCCATTTGAGTCACCACCAACACGAGTTAGTCCAGTTGCACTATAAGCCATTTTCTAACCCTCCTAGTTATTGTCTAATAGTTCATAGATACCATTGTCATCAATAACAACAGCGCCCATAGACATCATAGATGTTGCAAGGTGAGATACTTTCTCAGCAACGTAGTTGACTTCAGTTTGAACATCAGAATTGACACCCAAGCCAACAGCAGTTGTGTGATAGCACATACTCTTACCAGCAGCGACAGCAGATGTTGAAAAGATCTTAAAGCCTAAGAACTCTTTCATTGTCATACCACCAGCATAAGGTAAGTTTTGATCACCAACAAAATCAGATGATGCAAACTCTGTAATTAAGAACAGATCAGCAAAACCTTTTGGGTGCATAGCGATATAACGCTGTCCATCCTCAGGAAGATTAGCTGTTCCAAATGTTTCAAATACAGATAATAGATCTGCTTTTTCAACAGCAGAACTTGTATCGTGGATTTGAGTTGAGTTAGCACCAGCATCCATAGCTGTAATTAGTAAGCTATCAGTCTTGCGACCTAGAGCAGCAGCAGCAGATTGGGCTACAGCTTGACGCTCATTGATGTTGGTTTTGAGTTCATCTAACTTATCGATGTACTCAGCAGCGTAGAAGTCAGCCATAGTTGCTTCTACATTGGTATGTGCAAGATCCATAGGAGTTACATTACCATTACGAGATTTAGTAGTTGCTTCCGCAGTACCAATCTTTTGAAATCTAACAGTCGATCCAGTTACATTAGCAGTCCGCACTGTGTTCCGTAGCTTAGAACCCATACGCTGATATGCCATGTGAACTTCTGTTTCGAACTGCTTGATAAAGGCTTGGTCTATTGTATTAGCCATTTATTAGTTCCTTATTGAAGTTACGGTTTACTAACAGGTGTCCGCTTTATCACGTCAGTAAGGGTATCCTATCGGGCCTTTAGTGTATTGCGGGCTGCAATGTGCCATCATAAACATCTTTTTGATTTGGATTGCAACGCACAAAATCAACATATTCAATTTCATTGTTAGATATTATGCCAACAGCCTCAAACCCTAACCATGATGCCCAATCAATAATAAAGTCATATTCTTTAAGAACTGTCATAGATAAGCCACCATAATACTGGTCAAAGTAATTAACGAACATTACAGACCCTCTAGCCATAGCCTTAAAATTTTGTTTGATTTTGTCAGAAAACATTGCAAACATTTGAGGCCACTCTTGATCATCATCAAACCAAAGGCCTCCAATCATAATAAAGCTTTCATCATTTTTTCTGCATAAATAACACTCAGATTTTTCAAGCATATCAATAAGAGCTTCTTGAACATTAGTATACCCTAATAAAATAAGCTCTTTAACATTCTCTTTACTTAGACCTTTAATGACTTCATCAATATGATCTGAAGTAAAAGGGGTAAGATAATACTCACCCCTCTGTAAAATTTTAACTTCTATAAATTCTCTTGAATCCTTCAGAGACTTGCTTGTGTATGTGTGGGTCACGATCTTTCCAGTATCTTGGGTCGTCCATCATTTTTCTTAAATCAGCCTCATTAACCTCAGACGCAGATGCTGTATTACCAGAAAACGAGCCGTCTTTTGTATTTTGCATAATAGCTTCAAGAGCAATAATACCCTCATGACTTTCACACATTTTTTCTATAGCTGGCAGTGATGATTCGGGAAAAAACTTATTAGCAAATAATGATGCAGCTTCTATTCTAGCATCAGCATTATCGCCAAGTTTTGATACTTCCTCTTCATAACTAGGCTCGTTTCCAAGAATTGACTGAGAGTATATATTAATACCTTCCTCAAACTCTTCCTGAGAAAAACCATTATTAAAAGAATGCTCAGACCACCACTTAAGAAGTTCGTTATCAACGGCTTCTTCCTGATTGATAATATCTGGAAGCTGATAATCGCCAGAAGTTTCTGGCCTATCAGCAAAAGCTTCAGCCTGTATTTCTTCTATAAGTTTGTCTCTAAGGTCCCCATCTTTAGCGCCAAGCTTAGATTCAAGTTCTTTGTAAGCTTTAGCTAGATCTTCACCAGTTTTGTATTTTTCTGGCAACCAGTCAGGTCTTTCAGATGTTTGCTCAACCTTTTCGACATCTTCTTGTGTTACAAAGTCACGACCATCTTCGGCTGCTACTTCAACTGCTGCATCTTCTTCACTCATTGTTTACTCCTATTTGCGTGTGCAATGCGTTGCTCGATCAAACCTACAAGGTATCTCTGCCCTTCAATGTGCCGAAGCTCTTCTGTAGAAACGTTAGGCCCATTAACCATTTCTATAGTAATAGATCTAAAGTATTTTAAAACTTCTTGCCCTGTTGGTGTAGAAAATATCTGAGCAATATTTTTGCTAATCTCAACATCACGTTCAGATTTACGATGAATACCATCTATCCCAATATTAACCTTGTTGTTCAACTGGCATCATTCCCTGCTGCATTGCCTGTTGTTGCGCTAACTGCTGCGCGGCTTCCGCAATTTGTTTACGCTGTTCTTCATCTCGAATCAAGCTTTCTGGAACACCAAACTTTTTAGCCAAGTAAATAGCAGTTTCTTCGCCATCAATTAAAAGCTGCAACATCTCTGGGCCAAAACCATTACCAATCATCTCAAGAAAGCGTGATACTACAGAAATATCCTGATTAGCTTGCGCCTGCGCTAATGGAGAAACAGACCTAACTTTAATCTCTCTGCCATTAACTGTTGGTATATCAATGCGCCCTTGTTTTTTAAGAATATAAACCACACGTTGAAGAAGCGGTTGAACAAGCTCTGCTTGCAATCTTCCAAAAGACGCGCCCATTCTCCTAGATAAATCAGCCATACGCTCAGCTATTTCTGTAGCTGTTGCTGGAGTTCTATCAGGATTTCCTAGCATATCATTATACAGAGCTTTTTTAATATTTAATCTAAGATCACCAAGAACAAGTTGGGCAACATCAAAACGACCAGCAGCTTGTATAGGTTGCAATCCAGCAGAACCCATAGCTTTAGGAATTATAGTCCCTGGAACGAGATTGATTGTATCAGGGTTTATTACCCCATCATCTTCCATTTGATAAATACCAGAGATCGACATCTGTGCGTTCTCAAGTATTAATTGGATAGTAAGATTGGTTGTTTTTATAGAACTTAACGCATTAATTAGTGGCCCTCGTCCATAAACCTCACCAGCGCACTTAGACCAACGAAAGCAAATAAAAGGATTAGAACCAACGCCGCTCATTTCTTTAGAGTGTAATATTGTTTCAGTACTTAAACATATTGCGTAATGATAGTACGCTTCGACATTTGGCTTAGTATAATTTCTGCATACAAGCTCAAGAACTGTAGTTTCTCTATTTGATCCCATCTGTGAAGTAACTTTAGAATCAAATGTAGAATTAGGAAACATTAAGGGTAAATGATCAAACTTAACTTTTTTTCTTTCTCTATAAACATGATCAATTCTATCATCAGGGCCAGTATCCAAAACAACATGAGGAAGTGGTATTGCAGAGAAGTTAATTGGATTTAATGAGTCGCCTTCTTCAACGCATAGAACGCCAGTACCAACAGCCAAGTCCATAAAAGATTCATGAACCTCTTGGCTAAAATTAGAGTTCTGCAAGACTTCGAACACATAGTTCGTGACTTCATCTAATTGATTATCAACATCTTCTCGCTCTTGCGGATCCACCTCACTGCCAGCAACAAAATCTGCCCATCGAGCAAAGTTTGGGACTATCCCAGATTGTAATCTACTTGCAAACTCTTGCGTACCTACTACAGCAGTCTCATCAAATATTTTTTCATCTCTACGCTGACCGTGTTCTTCATAGTAAAAAGATTCCCTTTGAGGCAAAGCATACTCATAGCATTCCTCAAAAAGCGAAACCCATTGTTCACGAAAAGATTTTGCCTTTCGATACTTTTCTATAAAATGCTTTGCTATATTATCCATTATCTACCAAACCGACCTAAGTATCCAGAAGCACCGCCAGAAGCACCCGATTGTTGAGTGGCTCTAAACAAAGATCTTCTGCTTGCTCCACCTCTAGCTCCAGCATCTGCAACACTTGATTCTAATGCAGCAGATATATCTTTACGCTTTCGCTTAGCTCTTTCATCAACTTCTTTTCTTTCAGCATCTTCTGCCGCTATTCTATCATCAGCAGCAGCCGTTTCTTCTACTTGAGTTGGGCCACCGCCTCCACCACCAAAACACATAATAAATCTCCTTTTCTCTTCCTAGTCACAAAGTTAAAATAAAATCAACGCACAAATTGAAAAGCTCTTTTTTTCTTAGGTCTGGAAAACAAGTCAAAACTTCTTTTGGCAACGACAGGCTGCATAGGCTTTTGGTTATTCATCAAGGCCCTTCCTTCACCAGCACCAAGAAAAAGATATTGAGCAGCATCGTGAACATGAGAAAACATATTCTTGTCTGGTTTATCAGCGTATCTTTCACCAGACACTTCCATTCTTTTATAAGCATAGCCACCTTCAAAACCTTTAATAAGTTGAGGGCAACGCCTGTCTATAAGTAGTGCTGGCTTACCTTCAACCATCTTCGTTAATTGGGAGGAAACCGATTCCAGCCGAAGATCAACAGAGTTGGAGGGCGCAGGGTACGCTCTCAAGCCAGCACCGCGCAAAATATGAAAGGGAGTTGATTCATCTGTTTGCGCTCTAAAGTCTCCAGCAGGATCTCCATAAATAATAACTTCGGAAGCTGCGGAGAATCTTGTTGCGAGTTCTTGCCTTAATACTTCTGCAAAGCGGACAATCCCCATATCTATCGCAACAATCTCTGATTGGATAAACCAACGACCTCTTACTTTTTGCCCAAGAACCGCCGCTGGCGTTAGTCCAAAGTCTATACCAACATAAACAGGCGCATTTGCAGCAACAGGTATTTCTTCTTTTGCTATATGCACTTCTCCAGCAAACATTGGGTAAACAGGTTTTCCATCTTGGATATGACCCAAGCGATTCATAACATAGACATCAATCCAGCTTTTAGTCTTACCGCGAATAAGATTTGAATAATAATTGCCTAAGATGTTTTTTTGGTTTTCCGCTTTGGGGTTTTCTTTGTAATCTTGGATTTCACCTTCTTCGTCTTTGGTTTCGAGCATCCCACAAGGCTGGGTAAAGAAACTCCAATTGTCTGGTTTGACCAACATCTTAGCTTGCTCACGAGGAATATGATCTGGGACTGGAACTTCACCAGCCATAATGGGCCACCAATGATCTTCCTCAGGCGCGTTGGTATCGGCAATAACGCCAGACCAACTAGGACCGCCATCACGCATAGAAGGAAAACGCCCAACACGCATCGTACAGGCATCAATAATAGACTTAGGAATCTCTCTCGCTTCGTTGATCCAGATACCCGTAAGTTCGAGCGAAAGAAGTTTCTTAACATCTTCAGGGCGGTCAAGAGCCAAGAATATAACTTCAAGATCTATCTCTCCTTTTTTAATGTGATGTGTATAGGGAACAGACCAATGAAACCTACCCCAATCAGATTCAGGAAACCAATCAAGCCAAGTCTTAATAGTCGTAGTTCTTAGCTGTGGGTTAGTGTTTCGAATGATAGCCCATCTACTTTTACGCAATCCATCCGATCCTTTTTGCTGTTCGAGGGAGCGTCTAAATACTTCAATGCAACAACCAACAGATTTGCCAGAACCAACAGGGCCACGAATACCACGAAAAAAAGTGCTGTCTTTCATAAAAGATTTCAGCACTTCTCCATCTGGTTTATATTTAAAGTTAATCATCGAAGCCCCTTATCGACTCCAAACTTTATCATAGTCTCTGCAACATCAGGGCCAATGTTATCTATAACATTATCAATCATTTTATTAGTAACGAAAGACTTCCCATGCTTTTCATCGAAATGTCGGAAGTGTACCTTCTTAACTATTCTTCGAAGCATAGTAAGCTCCTCAGGTTTGAGCATATCTACAAAACTCACTGTTCGTAAGCCTCATTAACGTCAGGCGTAGAAGGGTCATCAGCTTTTAATCTACCCTTGTCATCCCTAGCGCGTTTCTTTTTAACTGGTTTCTTAGCTACTTCATTAGTCCATTCTAATCTTTTAGACTCAGAAGTTCTTGTTGCCCCTGTCCATGTTCCACCGCCAAGTTCATGAGTTCCCCCATCCCATAACTTGCCAGTGCTAGAAACTTTCCATCCCATAACTATTTCTCTCTTTCTATTCTTTTTAAACCAGACTTGGTAACTGGAGATAATATCCTCGAGTCCAAGCCTTTTTTCCATTGCTGCTTTGCATATTGTTTAGCAGCTATCATACCTTCCTTTGTATAAGGAAAGGTTTTCTTCCCAACTTTAGGCATTTTAATTTGTCAGCTTTCTTTTTAACATTCGAAGCAATTGTTTTTCAGTCATCCCATGATCTTTTTGCATTTTCCGCAATACGCTAAATGCCTCAATAAAATCTACTTCCATATCGGCTATAGGTATCTCAACATCTTTTCCATTTTTTAATAAAGATTTTTTAGCCATAATTAACTTCTATACTTTCTTACTTTCCTAGCAATCGTTTTCGGTTGAGCCACAAATTGCTTACCCTTAGCCTTACCCTTTCGTTTAGCTCTGGTTGTAGCTGCATATTCAGCAGAACTAAGAGCAGAAATAGCCTTGCTAGGTAAGTACCGTTCACCAGTTTCACTAGACTTCTTCCCTGACTTAGTGCGCCACTTCTGCTTTCCCCAGTTTAATAATGACTTCTGTGACTTTTTCATATTATGACATAGGCTTCTTTAATAAAGATCTTTTGCTATACTCTTGTGGCATTTGTATACTGCCACCACCACCTCTACCTCGAAGAGATAAATTCTTTAATTTAGTTTTCTTTTTTTCTTCAACTTTTTTTTCTGCTTTTTCTAATTTATTTTTTAAAGATTTAGTTTGACGTTCTAACTTTTTAAATCTTACATTTTGTTTTTGTATTCTTCTTTTAGCTTTAGGTTTTTTGTTTGCTTCTTTTACTAAATCTAAAGGTGGATTGCCAGATTGTTGAAAACTTTCATGACCACGCATTATAATATTATTTCTAGTTTCAAGAACTCTGTTTAATTTTCTTAGCAGTGTTTTTACTTCATCAGCCATTACTTATACCCTCCACCACGCTTTTTATATTCCTTGGCAAGTAACTGCGCCTTTCGAGCAGACCATTGACCAGCACCAGTACCATGTGTAGCCCTTGCTTTTATTCTGCGAAACAAAGACTTTCTCATATTAGGTTTGGTATAGTTGCCAGCTTCATTTACCGCCACTGATCTTCTCCTGAATATTAATCAACTGATCTTGTATCTGATTGTATCGAGGACTAGAAACTAATTGATTTGATCTAGCGTTAAGAAGATAATTTAAAATCTTCATAGCGCCTTTGGTCGCAAAACCTTTACCTTTGGAATAACTTTTTTAAGAAATTCCTTACTTTGACCTAATAGATTGGGTTTAACTTGTGGTGGTTTTGTTCCTTTATTAGGATTAAAATAGTTGTCGTTGTAATTATATTCCATATCTAATATCTTGGTTAAGGTATTATAACATATATAATTAGCCGTAGCTATTATAAATAGGCCCAATAGTTCTTACTTCTATTGAACCATTAAATTCATAAGGATATGAACCCGTTTCAACACTTCTCTCCGTGTACTTAACTAAGCAAGCAGAGTCAGCTACTTGCCTAAGAACACTTCCAGTATGCGTAAGGTTACCCGAAGTGTAATTTCCAACAAAGTCATCTGCATACAGAATAGCATACATAGGTACGTTATCTATCTGAATAGGATAAGCTTGAAACTGACTTGAGTGCTGAGGATCAGAGGTAGAATTGTAAATCATATCATTAACACCTCCTACAAATTGTATACCTATACGAGGACAACTGACTGGGGATCCATAGTTATTATTGTACCTTAACCCAAATAAACCACCCCCACTTGTTGCATCTCGTATATTTGGCTGAGTCGGTACAAATAGGTTCCTTTGTCCGTTTCCAGGAGTTATATCTGATCCTTCGTGAAAATAAACAGCACCTCTACCTTCTATTTCTTGCCTAGAACTGTCTCCAAATTGATTTTGTAGAATATGTTGCGTAGAACCCGCTGAGTTCCAGGCGTACCTAATAAACGGGTCAGTTTGATCGTCACCAAAGGCGCTAACCTTATAACTTCCAGTAACCCAAGGTGCCGAATAAGTTAT